GTGACGGTTCCGCAAGGCATTCCGTCGGTCGATACATACGGGAAGGCTAGCATCACCGGGGTAGTCACCGCTTCCTCGCTGCTCTCCGAATTGTCCTCGGTGGCAACCTTCATCGATGAGTTGAGCGTGGCATAGCTGCCTATGTAGAGAAATCTGCCCATCTCGCGGCTGATGGTATCATCATCTGTCGATTGGCGGTACTTCAGCGTTCTGGTCTCCGGAATCATCTCGGGTATCTCGATATCCTGGGTGTCGGTATCTTCCTCTCCGGTATCATAGCTCTGCGAGCCCTCGCCTATCTTCGATTTCACATGATAGTTGCCCGAATATCCGTCCTTGTAGAAACAGCCATCCACCTTGTCGAAGTAGGCGCCGGTATTCTTCGCCAGCATATCCTTCAGGTCGTCGTAGCTGTCCTCGGCATCACTGTCTGCCTGGTGCTTCGCCCGAAGCACCACACGCTTGTAGTCGGATGCCGTCTTATAGGATAAGGTAGGCTCCTCGGTCATCTGGCGGGTGAGATCTGCTGCAGGAGCACTCTCCACCGCATCCTTCAGGAAGATGATGCTCGCCTGGTGAGTGCCCTCATCAGAGATGAACTCGCACAGAAACTTTTTCCGAAAAACAGAGAGGAAATCGGAGACGGAAACGTCCGGCAGAAGGTCCTCGATGCGGATATGCCCGTTCACCATCACATCGATCACATTGTTCACCAGCACCATCTTGGTAAACGGCTCTGTCTGGGTGAAGAAGTTCTCCTGCAGGTCGTAGCCGAAATGCTTGAACACCCGCTTCAGCACGTAGTTGGCTCTGATGAACGGAGAGATGTAGTAGCCCCGGGTAAGACTCACCGGTATCTCGTTTACATATTCCGTGCGGTTGAACTCACCCTGAAACCTGTTCGACTTCCCCGCACACGTCACGAAGTCGTAGGCATCAGGAGCTGCCACATATTCGTAGCCTCCGGTGTTCTTGAACCTCCAGTACTTGGCATCCGGCAGCTTCTGCTGGTTGCCCCATCCGTTCAGTATCTTGTAGTCGTAGCCGGTATCCTTGCCCGAGTCATCGGTGAGCAGCACCGGGAAGATGTCGTAGTTCTCGTTTTTCCCGCCGATGAGCGAACGGCAGAAACTGATACACTCATCGATGGTACTGCACCCCGGTATCATCTCGTCCTTGAAGATGCTCTTCAGCTTCACGTTCTGTATCTTCGAGTAGAAGGATCCGTCGTTGATGTAGAAGGAAGAGGAGATGTTGCCCTTGTGCTGTGCCGAGAGCACGATCTGCCTGCACTGGGCAAAATACTCTCCGTCCTCGATGCTCACGTTGGCAGCCACCATCTTTTCTCTCCGAAGGTGTCGGGATATCCCAGAATCATGCGGTTGTAGTCGCTTGCCGGGATATCCAGCGGGGTAGTCGTCTCCCCATAGTCGTTGAAGAACGGATTGGTCCGTTCCACCTCCAGCTTGGCACCTTCGCCAAGCTGGTAGGTTTTTCCCTTATCCAGATTCGTTATTTTCATAGATCATCATTTATTTTTTGGCAAATTTCCTCGCCTGGTTTCTCAGTTCCTGCTTGGCATCAAGCTCCGTGAGCGAGATATGGGAGTGAATTCCGTTGTCGCGAAGCTCCCTGAGCAGTGCCAGGAGCTCGTCATTACTGCGTCCCGACGCAGTAATTCCCGCGTCGCGATGTGAGAATTCCTGCGTCGCGACGTAGGAATCAGCCCCACTAAGACTTGGTACGGAGCGGGTGCGGAGCGGGTACGGAGCAGGTCCTATGCTGCCTCCCAGTGCCCTGCCCTGCATGGCCATCAGATATTTGCCCATGTCGAAGGTGCGTATCTGACCGGCTCGCTGGGCTGCATCCATCAGGTGGATGAGCGGGGCGATGGTAGGATTTTCCAGGGCTGCATTCGATGCTACCCACTCCTTGCTCCTGCCCTTAGGACCCTCGCCCACTATCACCGTAGGATGGTCGATATACCCCCGCTTGCCAGGTGAGTATTCGGCATTGAAGTGCTTGCCGTCCTGCTCACGTTCCACATCGATGCGTCCACCGCTCTCCCTTCCGCTGGCTATACGGCTGCCTGCCGAAGAGGTTCCGCTGGCTGATCCGTTGAGGGTCATGCGCTTCACCTTCTGGCGTTCGGCATTCGCCACGGCAAGCTGGGCTGCACCCGTCACACCCATCAGGGCAGCTGCCACAGATCCGGCTATCGGACCCATCTCGCTGTATGCCTTCATGATGGAGGTGGCAGTATTCGAGATGATCTGAGCTACCTGCATGGCGAAGTTCACGTCGGCATACTTCTTCTGTATCTTCAGCTTCTCGTTGGCTTTCTTCTTCTCCAGCTTCTCCTGCAGCTCGGTGTTGCCCTCGGCAGCCTTGATTTCTGCATCATACTTGGCATCCACGTTCGCCATCTCGGCATTCTGCAGCGCACCCACGGCATTACTGAAGAGGTCGGTGTAATACTGTGCCTGCTTCATGAAGGACTCCTTCTTCATCTGCTGCACCTTCTTCTCGTATTCCTCCTGGGTGATATACTGATTATCGAGAGCCGTCTGAAGCTGCTCCAGCTGCCTGTCGTATTCGCTCTGCTGGTCGAAGCCGAGAGCCTGCCTTGCCTGCTTCTCCTTGTCTGCCTGCTGGGCAAGCTGCTCGGAGTGCTTGGTGGTATACTCCGACTCTATCTGCTTCTGGGCATCCTTGTATGCCTTCTCTACCTGAGTGGTGTCCTCGCCGTTCTGCTTGGCGAGGTCGAGAGCTGCCTGGTAATATCCCTTCAGTATTTCCAGCTTCTGGTCGCGCTGCTGTTCCAGGGTCAGCTCCTGCTGAATCTCGCCCTGCTCCATCACCTTGGCAAGCGCATCCTGATAAGCCTGCTCGGCTGCCACCTGCTGGTCGAAATGAGCCTGTTCTGCCTTGCGCTGGTTGTCCTGCTGCTTCTCCTGAAGCGATTTCTTCTTCTCGGCATCCTTGATGTCGATGTTCTGCGACTGCTCGCTGTAGGAGGTCTCGATGGCGAGGATGTTGGCTGTATGCTGGGTTTTCAGCGCTTGCATGTCGAGGTCGTACTTCTCCTGAGATACCTGCTTCTGGGCGAGAGCCATGTTCCAGTTGTTCACGTCCTGCTGATAGTCCTGGTTGGCTGCATCGATATCCGCCTGGCGGTTTTCAGAAAACTTCTTCGATGCGATATCATCGGGGTTCGGGGCTGTCGATGTTCCGGTAGTGTGGCCGCTGCCCGATTTTCCGCCACCCTTGCCACCGATGCCGCTGTCGGGAACCTCGGGTTCTGAAGCTTCCTTCACAGTCTGGTGTACGATATCTTTGCCGAAGGCGTTGCCGATGGTGTCAATCTGCTTGTCAAGCTGCTTGATTCCTTCGGTAAGCGATTCTACCTCAGAGTTGAGGTGAGAAACGGCATCCACCTGCGTGTTTCCGGTTGCACCCCACGATGTGGTATATTGGAAACCGCGGGCGTTCTTGGCATCAGCCAGGCGGTCCTTCGCCTTGTTGAGCTTGATGGTGAGTCCGGCACGCTGCTCTGCGAGTTCCTGTATCTGCTTCTTGGCTCCCTGCACTTCGTAGAGTCTTACAAGGCTGTTGATGTAAGCCTTCAGCGCCTTATCCGATGCCTTGAATTTCTTGGTGGTCTGGTCGATGGTGGCGTTATAATTTGGAACTATCTTGTTGAGTGCCGCCACTGCCTTGTATCTCTCGTCCATGGAGAGTTTCTCGTTGTTGGCTGCCTTGATCAGGTTCTCCAGCTTTAGCTTTTCCTCCACCACCTGCTTCTGGGCTTCTGCCTTGATGGCATTGAGCGCCTTCTGTGACTGAGCTGCTGCATCGGCTGCCTTCCTCATATCCCAGAGCTTCATGGCAAGAAGGGCGACACCTGCGGCTACCAGTCCGAAGATGTTGGCCTTGGTGGTTGTATTGAGGGCTGCCATTGCCGTCTTGGCCTTACCCAGCTGAAGGGTCAGCCCGTAGAAAGCCACCTTTGCCACGTTGACCAATACGTTACCCGTTCCGAGAACCACGTTCCATGCCTTATGAGCGAGGACGATTCCCTTGGTCATTGCCAGATGCAGCTTTCCGGCATTGACCACGGCAAGCTGGGCTGCCTTGAAGGCGGTATAGGCTACCACCAGGGTAAGGATGGATTTCCGGTTCTCCACCAGCCAGGAAATGAGGTTGATGATTCCCACCTTGGTCTCGGCAAAGAAGTCTTCATAGGATTCCGTGAGCGGAAGCAGCTGCTCTCCCAGCCGTCTCTGGGCGTTTTCCCATTCGGCTGTCTTCTGTGCTGCCTTGTCGGCTGCACTGATGTAGGTATCGCCTGCCTCGACAAGCTGGGTTTCTACTATCTTGGCCACTGCCTTCATGAAGTCGCCCGTTTCCTTGGTCTTCTCGGAGATTTCTGCTGCTGAAATGCCGAGGTTATCGAGAATCATCGGAGACTTGCGACCCAGACCGGTTACGATACTGTTGGTCATGTAATCTACCGACTGTCCCGTCTGCTGAGCCTTCAGCTGTGCAAACTGCAGATACTTGCCCAGGTCTTCCAGCGGAATGCGGAAGTCCTTGGCCTGCACGGCGGCGGTCATCAGCTGCACATCGTTCACCGTTCCCTTGGTTGCCTTGCGCAGGTTGTCAAGCAGGTTCGGGTCATCCATGGCATTGAATGCCTTGATAACACCGTCAGCCTGGGCAGCCATCTCCATTCCTGCCTTGGCAGATTCTGCAACAAACTCCTTCAGCTTATCTGCCTGCTGCCCAAGAAAGTCTGCACCCTTTGCCATCATGTTTCCTAGAAGGAAGCCATTCACCTGATCGCTTGATGCAATCTCCTTGAAGCTCTTGGCGTTCTGTTTAAGTTCTGCCATACGGCCAGAAACGTCTCTCAACCTCTGCTCCAGAACGGAGTAAGCATCCGGATTAAGCGACTTGGCAGTATCATCAAGTTCACGTTGCAGCAATTTCTGCTGCTTGCGGAGCTGATTCATCGTCATATCCAGAACATCGAGCTTCTGCGTATGGCTGGTGATTTCTTTTGTTGTTTCCCGTATTTCCTTGCTGGTGGCACGATACTGCTCGGCCATGTTCTTGTACTCCTTGGAAGTCTTCCTGCCGGCTGCCTCCATCTCTACCATAGACTTCAGCTGCTGCTTGTTGGCTGACTTCAGTCCCATCAGCTTATTCTCCAGTTTCTTGATTTCCTGCTGAGCCTTCGATGACTCCACGTTCACTATCAGGGAAACCTGGTCTTCCGTTAAATGTTTGTTTGCCATAACTTATGATTTTTGTGGGTTGAGTGATTTTTCCAGTTCCTGGCGGATGCCGTTTCTTACTTCATCGTTGAAGCCATAGCGAAGCTTAGGGAACGTTTCGTGATACAGTACGCCCCAAACCACGCGGTTATACAGTGCCAGGTTCCTGCGCTTGAACTTGCTGATGCGGTCGTTGCGCTGGCGGTACTGCATATCCAGGAAACGGAGATAAGGAAGGATCCGCACGAAGATGGTGCGGTTCTCGCCCGAGATCTGACTGTCGAACGAGTGAGCGGAGAGCGTGGTGAGCAATCTGCCGGTACGGCGCTTATAATGATTGCGCACCACGTTCTCCTGGGTGGAGTATATCTTCAGGATACCTTCCTGAAGAGTCTCGTGAACGAATTTCTTTTTAACAAGACTGTCTGTTACCATATTCTTTGTACATTACTAATTAGTAATGCAAATATAGTAACAGACAGGTGAAGGGCAAAGGACTATCTACAGAAAGCCTTATATACCGGAATGCCTATGATAGGCGTGAGCACAGTACACAGGAACAGATAAATAAGCCACATTACCGGCATTCTAGAACCCACTACGAATGGTCCAACCGTCAGTGCGATGACGAACGATATGAACATGATGAAATCAAAAAACTCCATAATCTATATATTTTAATGCGTTAATAATTCTCCGGGTGCAAAGATACACCGCTTTTTCTGAAAAACCAAATTTATGCCTAAGAAAAAAGATGGCTACCCTCACGGGCAGCCACCTTCGGCAAAATTACATACATTATTACTAAAGAATCTTATGTAACAAATAACCAAAAAAAAATCTTACTTCTTGCGATAC